TCATCGAATGAAGGATTTATGTATAGCTTGTATTTATATACTAATGGAACGGTATCGTTTGTTACAAACATTACACAGTATCTGCAATTTGAGATTGTATGGCAGGAATATATCTGACACCACGGCAGGAACATCATCTGATGTTTATGTTATTTATACCAACAAATTTAACAACACGTTCAGCCGAGCCAGTAAAAAACGATTCACTCATTTTTCCGTATCCTATTAAAGTTATTTCAGGATATTACCGTATCCAAGGAAGTGCCCAGACAGGGTTGAATGACAGACAGCAAGCAATGAAGCTTGTGGAATCTTTCAAGGGTACTGAAATTATGTTCGATTTCATCTTATACGCAGACGCGCGGACTAGAGTTATTGGGCACATGTATCAGGAAGGATCGCATGGTGAGTTTATAATTATGGGAGCTAATTCGCTCGCCTTTTATGCAAAATATGATGGAGTATGGTCAGGGAATGATCTTTTAAAGTAATCCGTGAAAGAATAAAAGGAAGTGATCCAAAGTATCTCGCATGGGCGTGCGTTAAACGCCCTACATATTGCCAAGAATGGCGGAAAGGAGAATCACAATGAAATATGACTGGAAGAAATGGGGACGAGCCGCAGGAATGCGAGCATTAAAGACTATGGCGCAGGCAGGTATCGCCGGTATTGGCGCAGCTGCAGCTATGGGGCAGGTAGACTGGCCTTATGTGGCATCTGCAACAGTATTGGCCGGAGTATTATCCATGCTCACCTCAGTGGCCGGCCTGCCAGAATTGGATATGCCGCAGGAGTAGTGCATGGATGATTTAACTAAGCTGCTCATGTTGCTTGCTGGATCCGTTGTCATACAGGTAGCACCAATAAAGGTAAATCCCTGGACATGGCTGTTTAAATGGATAGGGCAGCAGCTCAACGGAGATATGAGAAAGAGCCTTTGTGAGTTAAGCAGAACAGTCGATCAGAATGAAATTGATCGCATCCGGTATGAAATAATGGATTTTGCAAATTCATGCAGGAATCACCGCAGACATACAAAGGATGAATTTCACCATATCGTGGAAATCAATACAAAATATCACGCACTAATCAAAAAGCATGATATACAAAACGGCGTACTCGACGCTGAATATGCCTATATAGAGAAAACATATCAAAGATGCCTAGAGAAAGGTGTCTTTGATCAAATGGAAAGCGAGGACGAAGAATAATGAAAATATTACTCATTGCAGGACATGGTGCAGGCGATCCAGGAGCTTCCGGATGCGGATACAAAGAAGCTAATCTCACCAGAGAGCTGGTCAACCTGATTGCTCCGAAACTGAGAAAGTATGCAACTGTGGATGTATACAATCAAAATCGCAGCGCATTTTATGATGTGCAGAACGGTACATTCAAAATCGGAAAGTACGATTATGTGCTTGAAGTACATTTCAATGCATTCAATGGATCCGGACACGGTACAGAAATCTTTGTGACAGACAGCGAACAGTATACGGATGTAGAGCAATCCATCATGAATAAGTTAGGTAAACACTTCGTGAAGCGTAGCGGCTCTGGTGTCAAGGTGACAAACTGGCTGGTGATTTATACATGCAAGTGTTTAGGCATCAGCTCCGCCTTGTTAGAGACGTGCTTCATTGACAATAAGGCTGACATGGCCGAATATCAGGCAAATAAGGAATCCATCGCACAGGGCATTGTAGA